GAGGACCAGCCGGCTTCGTTCGCGCTCGTGAGATAGATGTCCGGCAGCTCCGCCGGGGCTTCAACGGTGATCTCGACCGTGATGTCCGCGGTGTCGGTCTGGCCGAGCGAATCGGTCACCGTGACCCGGATCGTTCCCGTGTAGTCGCCGTCCGGGGCCGAAACGGTGGCGACCGCAACGGTGTCGGCATCCAGCACCTCGATGTCGATCACGGTGTCGGATCGCTCGACCCACGCGAAGTCGTACGTGTAAGGGGCCACCCCTTCGGTTGCGCTCGCGGTGACGGTCGCCGCGCTGGTCGCGCTCGACAGCATCTCCTCGATGATCGACGCGCTGTCGAGAGCGATCGAAAGCATCGGCACCGTGATGTTCACGGTCAGGTCATCGGTGTCCGTCTGCCCGAGCGCATCGGTCGCGGTGACGCGCACCAGTCCCGACTTCACCCCACCCAGCGCATCCTCGGTCGCGATCTGGATGTTGCGCTCGTCGACCGGACTGATCGCCAGCCCTTGTGGCTGGGTCACCCAGCCCCACGAGTAGCTGTACGCCTGCTTGCCCTCGAACGCGGTCGCGAGCGCGATCATGTCGGTCACGTCGTTCGGGTCCAGCGTTTCGGTGATGGTGAGTGGCATCAGACGATCAGCGTCACGTTGTAGGTGAAGCTCACGTCGGTCGCATCCCAGACTTCGCTTGCGGTGTCCCACCACCAGTAGGATTCGCCCGGGCCAGCGTACGAGGCATCCGGGTCAGCATCCGCGCTGTCGAGGTCGAGGGTTCCGCCCGAGTGCGTGATCGAGAGCGTGGTGAAGGCATCCTGCGGCACCGTGTAGCCGGAGCCGTTCGTGATGTACATCTCCACCCCGGTCGGATAGATCGCGAGCATGATCACCCGCGCACCGCCCGTGCCGAAGATCATCGGCTCGGGGTCGATGGTGCCGTCATTGTCCAGCTCGTAGCCGTAGCCCGAAGCGGAGAGCTGCGCCACGGTCACGTCGAAGGTCGTGTCGATGAACGGCACCACGTTCACCCGCACAGTGCGCAGTTGCCCCTCGTCCGCCTCCTCCCAGTACAGGCTCCGCGAGTACCACTCCCAGTGCAGGTGATTCGCCGGCCCCGAGAACGCATCGGCATCGGCCATCGTGTAGGTGACGAACACGCCCGGGTTGTACTCGATCTCGACCGACTCGAAGTAGGGATACCAGCCCACGTCGTTCGTCGCCGAGTACAGCTCGAAAAACAGGTCGGCCGCGCTGGCGGGCGCGATGTGGAGGAAGCTGATCTCGCTGAACACGAGGTCCGAGAGCATCGTCGAGGGGTCGGGGTCGATGCTGCCGAACGGGGTCGAATCGGTCAGGCTCTCAGCCGTGCCGTGCCCGCGCACGTCCGGATCGACACCCGTGCGGTCCTCGATGCCGACGGTGAACTCGTACTGGGTCGGCGGCACCAGCGGGGCTGCACTCTCGCCCTCGGTGATCACCACGTAGAACGGTGCCACGGTGAGCACCACCGGCAGCGACGCCTGCGCGGTATCCCCGAGCGAATCGGTCACCGTGGCGCGCAGTTCGAGGTTGTAGACCCCGCCGGGCACATCGGTGAGGTCGAGGGTCAGGTTCGTGTCCGAGAGCCCCGTGAGCACGATCAGGAAGTCATCAGCCCCCGGGCCGATCAGCTCGTAGGCGTACTCGAACGGGCCGGTGCCATCGGTCACCGTGACCGAGACCTCGCTGGTCTCGTCGCCGGTCGAGTGGTCCCCGGTGAGCGACGCCTGATCCCATGCCAGCGACATGCGCGGCTCGCTCGTGCCCGTCGCACTCACGTACAGGCACGCGCCCGCGCCGACCGGCTCAGTGATCCCCTGAAGGGTCGTGATCACGAGCCCACCGGACCCGTCCAGCTCGGCCTGCCCGGCGAACCACTCGCCACCGGTCAGGCGGATATAGATCGCCTGTCCAGCGATCCAGTCCACCGGAGCGGTGACCACGAAGCGTCGGTCGCCTTCGGCCGCATCGACAGCCAGTTCAGCCGTGCAGACGAACCGCTCCTCCTCGGGCTCGGCCGGATCGGGAACCCAGTCGTCGGGCGTCGACATGCGTTCCTCGGGCGAGGGGCGGTACAGGGCGACCGCTTCGTCCATGGGCGGGGGAAACTCCTGCGGATGCTTCGGCTCCCACCATTCCGGTGCTACCAGCAGCTCCGGGTTATGCCCATCCCGCATAAGGTCGCGCAGGTACACGCGCTTCCCCGATCGCTGGCAGATGCCCCACGCGCGGCGACCGCGGGCGTACCGGCTCACCGCCAGCCACGTCGGCTTCGGCTGCCGTACGGTCGATGCTGCGCCGGCATGATCCGCACGTCGCCCTGATTGTGCTGGGCTCCGTTGCCTTTCTTGAACGACTCGTCGGCCGACATCTTCAGCCGCGGCAGGATCGGCTCGGGCGCGAACTTCTCACCGAGCCTGAAGGCGAGCCCGGCCACGAACGCCTCGCGCATGTAGTACGGGATGTCCGGCTCGTTCGTCGCTACACCGGCATCCGTGAACTTCCGCATCGCGTCCATCACGAGCACGTCGGTCGAGTTCTCCGGCACCGGCCACAGGGTCAGGATGATCGAGGTGCGCCGCTTGTCGACGAAGTACATCGCCGGCCGACCTTCGGTGTCCTTGTTCGGGATGCCCAGATGCTCGTCGCGCGCCATGGCGACGATCGTGGTGTCCGATCCATCCCGCCGGAGCGCAACCGTCAGGATGTCGATGATCCTGCCGTCGGTGTCCGGGTCGATCGTGTACTGGGCCTGACCCTCCACCAGCGCCACGGTGAAGCGGTCGATGCGGAAGTCCTGATTATCCTGCGTCGCCCAGTCGGCGAGCATGTAGTTGATCGAGCGCCGCGCGCTGTGCACGTGCGACGAATCGAGTGACGAAGGGTCGATCCGGCACCGCTCGAACGCCTCATCGACGCACTCGGCCAGATCAGGTGACCACAGGTACGTCCCACTCGTGGCCATGGGTCACCTCACTCGTCATCCGACTGGTTGACGATCAGCAGCACCGAGCCAGTGCCGGCGGTGATGTTGACCCGCAGCGCGTACGCTTGCAGGTCGCCGCGGAACGCGCCCGAAGCCGATGCCGAAGCGATCAGGTTCGTCCAGTTCGCGTTCGCGGCGGTGACGATGTCCTCCGACTTGTCGTACGGGTTCGTCAGCCCGCGGATGATCTGGTCGTTCGTGTAGTCCACCGTGAAGGTGACCGTCCCGACGGCAATCGCCTGCACGACTGCCTTGACCGGGAAGCGGTCGATCGGGACGTACGTCGCCCCGGTCCCTGCCGGTGTCGTGATCCGGATGGACCTGCCAGCCATGGTCGCCTCCTCGGGTTACCCCGCGTAGTTCGCGACCCCGAACGGGTTGTTCAGGTCCCTGACCACCATCAGGATGTCCAGAATCTTCGCGCCGTCGAGCGTGCCAGCCGGGTCATAGGTCCCCTTCGGGTCGCCCGTGATTGCCGTGGCCGGGGTTGTCGTAACCCCTGCGACCAGCGTGCCGGCATCCGTCGACCCGTCGAAGTTCTTCTGGAGCACGTCCACCGTCCGGACTGCGACCGGCAGCCCGAGGATGTCACCCGTGCCAGCAGCAGCCGTGCCCGTGAGCGCAGCCGAGATGGCGATCCGCGTGACCGTCTTGAACGCTTTCTTGCCCTGAATGGCTGCCGCCCCGTTGAAGGCGATCGTCTCGACCTGTGCCTGCCCGTGGATGTCCGAGCCGTACACCGTCGCGGTCTGCGTCGTGTCGCCGGCATCGGTGCCGGTGATGACGACATTCCGGGCCACGTCGGCGATGCCGACACCGTTCGTGCAGAGCGCGCCGCCGAGCGTCAGGTTCCCCGCGGCGGCAACCGCTGCGGCGACCGAGTAGCCATCGGCATCGCCGATCGCCGGGGTCGCGACGTACCGGTGCAGGAAGCACACCGAGATGCCCTTGCCCGGGGGCGACTGATCGTAGGGTGACTGAAAGTCCCCGACCCTGATCTTGCCAGCGGTCGAGATGTGATGCGATTGACCAGACATACGCTTTATCTCCGTCGAGCGCCCGCCCCGTTCACGGACAAGTTATGGGTCGCCCGGCCGTCCATTGCCGGGCGAGGAAGCACCGGTCGAGCCCCATGGGGAGAGCCCGACCGGGTCGGGAAATCAGGCTGCGCCTGAACTCCCGTACGCGCCGCGGTAGTCGGACCAGCCGAAGCTGTACCGTTCCCGCGCCTTGTACCGCATGTTGCCCGTCTCGAAGTCGCCTTCGAGGCCGCGCTGGAGCTTGATCCGGCTCATGTGCTTCAGGCCGTCCATGCAGTCGGTCAGCAGGAACCATGCGTCCGGATCGGTGAACCGGTGGTTGATGAACGCGCCGCCCGGAATCTTCCGGGTGGACACCAGCGCGTTGACATCGTTGTCACCAGTGCCGGGCCGGTACTCGGACTTCAGCAGGCGTTCGGCGACGAACTGGAGGTCCGTCGGGATCGCGAGCTTCGTCGGCCGGATCGAGGTCGGAATGCCACGCTCGTCGGTGAACTTCGACACGGCGATCGCCGCTTCCTCCAGCGAGGTCTCGGACAGATCGGCCTGCGTGACGAACGTGTTCGCCTGCGTGCCACCACCCCACAGCGGGTGCGACAGCGAGAACAGCGGCTGCCCATCGCCACCCGGGAAGCTGGAGCTGAAGCCATTGTTGAAGATGGCTGCGCCCTTCACGTCCTTCGTGTGCGCCATGGACCGGGCCAGCGCGCGGGAATACTTCGCCCCGAGCGACCCGTACAGTCCGTCCTCCTCGGCTTCCTCGGTGATCGCGAATGCCAGCGCGATCGTCTCGTGCACGTAGCGCGCCGTGTACGCTTCGCCGCCGGCATCGTAGGCGACGGGCGATCCCTCGGGCTTGACTGGCGCACCAGCGAGCCCAGCGAGCAGCACGTCCTCCTCGTACGCTTTCTTCGAGGTGTTCGTCTCGAACAGCGGACCCCATTCCTGTTCGTACCGGCGATACTCCATGCCGAATACGGTGTTCAGACCTTCCTGAAGTTGCTTCCGGAAGGTCGCGCGGTTCATGACCGTCATAGCTGCGATCCTCCGTTAATGCGCGATCAGGGTGCCGGCCTTCTCTTGCGTGAGAATCCGGCAGCGGACCTTCGCATAGGCCCCGATTTCGGACAGGTTGATCCCGTCCGGCCCTTGCCACAGTCCTTCGACGCGAATCTGTGGGGTTGTGGTGGCCGCCTTGTCGATGTACCCACCCGAGCGACCGGTGCGGGCGACGCCCGTGCCGTTGTTCCACTCGAAGGCAGCACCGATGTCGGTGTATGCGAAGGTGGTCATCTGCGCCACGTACTCGACGAGCGGATCGTCGTAAACGTATGCCTCGACGACTTTCGTGGAATCCGCCAGCGCGACACCGGGCCAGTACGGCAGCCACAGTTGCGTGTCGGAGTTGTCGACGAATCGGCACCCGGCGAATACGCCGAGCACGCGAGCCGCCGTGCCGTCAGGAACCAGCTCGATCTCGCGGTCTACCGCAGCAGCCGCAACCGAACGCACGAGGTCACCCGCGTAGATTGCAGTCGCGTAGCTGTACAGGATGCGGTAGGCGTTCTGGCGAGCGGGGGTTCCACCGGCAGCGTGCAGGATCGGGCGGAGCCCGAACGGAGCGTTGCTGTTGCTCATGTGTTGACTTCCCTGTCAGTCGTCGGCGGCCTCCACCCTCCGTCCGATTGACCGGGGTGGATGCGATACCGACGTTGTGTGCCTACGAATGATCGGGACCTGCTGGCCTGCTTGCGCCTTCTCCAGATCGACCTCGACCGCTTGCATCTGCTTCCGAGTCAGGTCCTCGTAGTAAGCAGCGCGTTGCTCGTAGGTCTCCCGGGGCATCTCGCAGAGCATCAGATCGTCGACTACGAAGTGACCCCCTTTCGCATCCGCACGAGTCGCGAGCATCTGGAAGTCCGCCGGGATCGAGTCCATCGGTCGGGGGCTCCAGCCTTCGCGGCTGCGCATGGTCACGTTGCGGGGATCATCCGCACCACGGATGGAGACACGAATCCAGCGTTGCACCATGCCGGGTCTCGGCGGTGGCGCGTTCAGGCTGGAAGGGCGAATCCACGGACGCTGGGTCCGTTCGCGGCGGGTGGCACGTTCGTCCGCTACCGCATCCACACGGGTAGCGTGCTCGCGTTCGTCAGGAGCGTCCCAGTCGGGCGGCTCCAGCGCATCGACGCGAGGGGGTTCTTCAACCGGAACCCTCGGTGGTCCTTCATCCGGGACCCGCGGCTTTCTCGAATCCGGCTTACCTTCGCTCATCAGCGTACTCCCGCTCGGTCTGCCGCTTGTTCCGGGCGTACTCTTTCAGCACTTCCGGATCGTCCACGTTCAGACCGAAGCTGCGCATGTTCGCGAAGTCGGCCTCGGTCAACCGGACCCGATTCTGATCAGTCTGGCGGCGGGCGGACCGGCCGTCAGCGTCTCGATCGGCCCCGGCGACCGGGGTTCTGCGGGGGCGGCGTCGCCCCCGATCATCATCTTCGTCACGAGACCGGCCACGGTCTCGATCGCGCCCGCGGCGATCGTCATCCCGATCGCGACCACGGGCGTCGAGGTCATCATCATCTCGATCGGTGTCGTCATCCTCGAACAGCTCGGGAGCCTTTTCCTTCATCCGGGCCTTCAGCTCCACGAAGTATTCCTTCGAGCGCGGATCGAAGCCGTCCTGATGGACCTCCCGGTCCAGACGGTTCAGCAGCCGCGTCTCGCGAGCGAACCCGTCGCGCTTGTACCAGTCGCCGACGGTGTCGAGGAACTTGTCAAGGTGCTCGTTGCGGGGCTGGCGGGTCGGCTTTTCATCATCGGTCTGCCGAGTCGGCTGATCGACGTAGTCGAGCGCGATCCGGCGCGCTTTCACATCCGTCAGTTCGGACGTGAGGCGTACCTGCGCCTTCGAGTCCTCAGACTCTAGCGCCGCTTCGAGCTGGCCCTCGATCACCTTGATCCGGTCATCGAGTTCCTTGCGGGAGGTCTCGCTCCGCTGCTTGCGCGTAGTCTCCAGCTCTGCTTCGAGGTCCGCAGCGCGGCGTTCAGCGGCGTCTGCGCGATCCCGTTCACGCTGGCGGGCCGTGCGCTCGCGATCGAGGCGAGCATCGAAATCATTGCCCCGGCCACGACGTTCGGGACGATCTTCCCGGTCAGCCGGCCGCTCGTCGCGCTCTCGGCGGGACGGCAGGTCGTCGAACAGGTCGTCGTCAGGGGGCTTGCCACCGTCGTCGTCGCGGTCAAGCCGGGCTCGACGGACGGCGGGGTCCTTGCCGGCATCGAGGTCGACATCGACCTCACGGGCATCCGGGTCAGGATTTCCGTGCAGGTCCTCGAACTCGATGATGTCCTGTGGCTTCGGCACTCGAAGGGCTCCCTCCCGTCAGGCGCGAGTGTAGGTCCGTCAGGCGAACCGATGCAACCGATACGCCTACAGGTGCTGGCGTAATTGCTTCGGGTCCTGAACGGTGCACAGCACCTCGTCGTCGTTCATGATCCGGAACTCGCGCCCGTCCGCCATCATCACGAGCTGGCCCGCGTACTTGCCGTAGACCACCCAGTCACCGAGCTTCGGGTTCCCCGAGTCGGCCAGCTTCGGGTTCTGGTACGCCTGCTCACCCATGGCCACCACCTGCCCCACCACGGTCAGGAACTTGCGGTCCTCGACCACCGAGTCGGGCAGCGCGAGCCCCGATTCGAGCGTGGTCGGCGGCCGGTACGGCTCGATCAGGATGCGCCACAGGGTTACCCGTGGCAGGGGCGCTTCGAGTGCCCGGGCGGGTGACACGAAGGCGACCTCACCCATCGGCTCATCTTGCAGTCCGATCCCCATTCAATCCTCCATGGTCGGCAGGTCACCGTCCTCGCGGTCCTGTCGATTGTTCAGCAGGTCAACCATGATCGACTCGGCGCGGCGCAGCCCCGCGACCCGGCCGACGATCGCCTTCGCTTCCTTTCCGCTCTTGAACTGATTGTTCGCGAGCTTTCCCAGCTCGACGGACTGCTCCCGTGCCAGTGCCAGCCGCACCTGCTTCACGAACTCCCGAATCTCGCGCACGCACCACCCCCTGTAGGAAATCGACCAGCCCTCGATACGATGATCCCGCTTCGACTGCCGCACGGGCGAACCTCCGGGGCGAGATGCCCTTCAGCCCGCGCTTGCGCAGGAACTCCTTCGCCTTGCGCACGTCATCCCGCGTGATCACGCGCTCCATCACTTGCCTCCAGCCTTCGGCTTCGTACGCGCTGCGCGCCGCTCGCTGATCTGGGCACGCGCATCCGCCTGTTCAGCCGAGTACGTCTTGCGCTCGTCCTCGTTGATCGCGAGCGCGAGCTTCCGGTCCATCTCGGCCTCGGTCGCCGCGTCCTTCCGCTCCTCATCGGCATCGAACGCCACCGACTTCCGGTACTCCTCGGCATCGGCAGCCTGCTGCTTGCGGGCTTCATCGGCCTCGAACGCGCGCTGCCGGTTCGCCTGCTCGGCCTCGAACTGCTGCTGGGCGCGAGCGATCTTCGCCTCGGCCTCCATCGCTTCGGCATCCGGACCACCTTCGGTCGGCGGCATGATCTGCGGCACCTGCATCTGGGCGGCAGCCTGACTGATCAGCATGTCGGCTTCGGGCGGCGGCTCCTCGTCTGAGTCGCTGCCGTCCATCCACGTCGGCGGCGGCAGCATCCCACCCGCCTGCTGGTTCATCACGTTGTAGTACGCGAACGCATAGTGCTCCGCGAGGTGCGCCTGCATGGCCATCCCGACCACACCCTTCGCGTCATCGTTGATCGCACCCATCAGACCCATGTGGACCGCTATGTGAGCGTCGTGATCCTGCTCGGCGAACGCCTTAACAGGCTTGCCGACCATGATTAACATATTCTCGGACACAGCGTCCCTGCGGACTTGTGAGCCGGTTTTCAGCAGGGTCTCGTAGTCCGGCACCTTGATCGCTTTCAGGAACCGCTTCACCGCATCGGTGGAGTCGATCTCGGCCGGGAACCGCTCGGCCAGCTCCAGCACCGCCTGCCCCTGAGCGATCCGCTGCGCGGAGCTGAAGATGTTCGGATCGGACACCGGGATCACGTCGACCTTCGCGTCGTAGTCGCGCTTGAAGATCACCCGCGATTCGCCCTCGATCTCGTACGGGTACTCCTCGGGCAGGAACTCGGCGTTCAGCTCGGCACGCAGCGACAGCTCCTCTGCCTGCGCCACGTGCAGGCGGCGGTGGATACCGCTGAACACCTTCGAGGACTGCTCGATCAGCGCGATCGTGGTCCCCACTGGCCCGGTGTTCGAGGCGTCGCCGACCATCTCCTCGGTCGTGGACGCGAAGCGCCGGCCGGCTTCGATCAGCACCTCGAAGATGCGGTACATCGCCTCCGGCGGGTCCTTGAACGGCGGGGTGTAGAACGCCCGCGCCAGCTCCTCCGCGGTCATCTTCGTGCGCTTGTACACCCCGGGCTCGATGTGGTTCTCGCCCTCGGGGAGCTGGGCATCGTCGCTCATGAATCCGCCTTGCAGTCCAGCGAAGGCGGCCATGTCGAGCACAGCTCGAAGCGTCCCGGTCGTCGCCTCGGACAGCGAGCCGATCATGTGCAGCAGCCCGAACCCGTAGAAGCCGAGCCCGGGCAGGTACTTGTAGTGCGTGAACCACTGCCGGCGGCGAGCGTCGTCGTCGCCCTCTTTCCAGTTGCGGCGGATCGCCAGTAGCTGTCGGGTTTCCTTCTCGATCGTGACGATGTACGGCAGCGCGAACTGGTCGCCACCCTCGCTCGCAGCGTCATGCGGGCGATCCTCTGAGGGGCCGAAGAACGCCTTCTGTTCTTCGTCCAGCATCACGTCGCACGACATCTCGTACAGCGTGAAGATGTCGTCGTCCTCGTGCAGCGCCTCGACCCGATCGTCCGCGGTGTCGAGCATTTCCTTCGCCGAGCCGGCCTCGTCGGTCCTGATCCCGCCCGTCTTGTACAGCTCGACCTTGCGGTAGAACCCGCTGGTCATCAGCCGGTCCATCTCGCTGCGCGTCTTGTACATGCGGTGCGTGTGGCGCGGGCTCGTGTACAGGTCGGTCGCGTGGTACGGGACGATGAAGTCGCCGGGCGGAACGAGCCGGCTGATCACCATCTTCTGCACGGGGTCGTAGTAGGTTTTCTTGAAGGCACTGCCGAAGATCGGCAGCCAGAACAGCATCTGGTCGACGTGCCAGAAGTACGCTCGATCCTCCTCCATCATCTGATAGTTCATGTGCCCGGCCACGCGCTCCGCCTGCTCCTCCAGCGCGCGGCTGCGCTTGCCCACCACCTTCGTCTTGCATGGACCGTCAGACGGGAACACTTCCTCGATCGCGCGGGCCTGAAACTGCACGCACGCCTCGCCGATCAGCGGATACGTGACCGCGGCTGCGCCCACGAACGGCAGGTCCTCCAGCGGCTTGTTCTGGATGCCGAGCAGCACCATCGCCTGATCAATGCGCTCCTCCCACGGCTGCCGCGACCGAAGGTCGGCATCGACCTGCTCGATGATCAGGTTGACCAGCGCGTCGCCCTTCGACTGGTCAAGCGTCTCGGCAAGGTTCTCGCTGCGCAGGTCGTCATCGTCGACCGCTGCCGAGCCCGGCCCGGGCGCGAAGTCGACCACGGCACTGTCACCCCTTCGGGTGATCCGGATCGAGCCGTCATCGGCCAGCACGCCCATGCGCGGGCCATCCTCCAGCATGGGCAGGGCGCGCGGCGCATCGGGCGGGCCACGCCTGCGGGCGATCTGATCCTGCTGGGCTGCCTGATCGAGCATCTGCTGGCGTGCCAGCTCGTCGTCACTGTACGGTTCGGCCATGGTGTCTACCCGTAGATTCGTCTGACTTTCGGCTTCGGATCACGCATCAGGTCGATGTCGTCATCCTCCTCGGTGTAGCCGACGATCCATCGTCGGCGCAGGTACAGGCAGAGCATGGTGACCGTGTCGGTCAGGTCGTCATGCTCCCCAGTCGGGAACTGGGCGCACTCCTCGATCACATCTTGAGCCCACTCCCGGGGCGGATACCAGATGCAGCCCCGTTCCATGACCAGCGATGCGGCGTGCGCACGCGCCGTCTTGCTCTCGCTCACCTTCACCCGGATCACCGGCAGGCCAGCCCGGCGAAGCTCCTGCGCGAGCGCGTGGCCCGAGGCTTTCTTCTCGATGATCAGCTTGTCCGGCTTCCGCAGCTTGAACGAGTCGATCGCCTCGTGGCGCAGCGTCGGATAGTCGAACCGTTCCTTCATACGGTCCAGCATGATCGCGCACTGGCGCGTCTGGCTCGCTCCTCTGACTGTCCACGGAGTATCGGCCGAAGCGGTCTCGGTCCACTCGAAGATGCCCCATGTGGTCCGGGCCGAATAGTCGTTCTCCTCCTCGGGCTCGAACGCGGTGTCGTACACCTGAAGGATCGTGTGGCACTTCGGCAGCTCGGGCTCCTCCCACTTCCGCCACCACTTCCGCTTCAGGATGTTGCCGTCCTCCTCGGACGGCTCCTGCTGCACCTGTGCCGCGAAGGCGCGCTCGGTCATCTCCTGCGCGAGCGCAACCATCTCCTGCCGGCCGAACCGCGTCGGGGTCAGTAGCTCGTCCTTCTGCTGCCGCCAGTCCTGCCAGATCAGCTCGCCCTTCTGGAGCGGTTCCCTGAACCGTTCAGCCATGGCCGGCGGCTGCTCTTTCGGCACCCGGGGCGGGCCGTCCCTCCGGGCCACGGTCTTGCAGCGGCGATGCGGTACGAAGTACCCGGGGAGGTTGAGGTGCACCCAGTTGCCGGTGCTGATCGCGTAGCCGGGCAGGTCCATGTGGTGACCGCGCTGCCCGACGATGACCCGGCCGGCGCGCTTCGGATTGTTGCGCCGGGTGCTCATCGTCTCGCGCCACCACGAGATGACACCCTCGCGGATCACGTCCGACTCGACCTCGTTCATATTGTGGGCATCGTCGACCACGATCCGGTCGCCGCCCTCACCAGTCGCCGTGCCACCGACGGACGTGGCGAGCCTGTAGCCGTTCTTCGAGTTGTCGAACCGCTGCTTCTGGTTCTGATCGGTCGTCAGATTGAAGATGTGCCCCCACCGCTGCCGATACCACGGGCTCGCAATGAGCCGCCGGCACTTCACCGAGTCGCGGATGGTCAGGGCCTGCGCGTACGTGGCGAACAGCCACTGCACCGACGGATTCCACGTCCACTCCCATGCCGGCCAGCACACCGCGACCGTGGTCGACTTCGTGTGACGCGGCGGGACGTTGATCAGCAAGTCGCTGATGTCACCGAGGGAAACGAACGTCAGATGGTCCGCAATAGCGTCGATGTGCCGGCCGCCCTGAAAGGGCACACCCGGCTCGATCACCTGCCACGCCTCGGGAATGAATGCCCGTAGCTCCCGTCTCAGGAACTCGATCTGTAGCCCGGTGAGGCGTTTTCTGACCTCGACGACTTCCATGTGTCGATGCGATCGCCCATCCCTGTGCGGTTCTTGCCCGTGCCAGCCGCGCTCTTACCGCTCCGTGGGGTGCGTACAGTGCTCTCTGACCGTACAGGGCGGGGGATCGCTTACCGATCCCATGGAGCGAGCTGACCGCTTCGCAGGGTAGCTCCAGAGCGGGTTCCGGGCTACTCCTCCATCTCCCCGAGCTTCCGGCCGTGCTGCATAGGTACGAAAGTACCCATCCGCGTGCGCATCGCCGTGCCAGCCTGTGCATTCCACACGAGCGTGCCCGGGATCACGTAGCGCGTGTGCGCGACGCCTGCGCGACTGTGACGCATCTGGAGCTGGGCACTGCTGCCCTTCACCCCGCCGACCGTGCTCCAGTACGAGTAGCGCCACCGTTCGGGTCTCGAATCGTTCTGCATCCGGGACCGAATACCCGTCAGGGTATCCCGCCGGAACCAGCCCATCCGTGCGCCAGACTTCATCGCTTGCCCTGCCAGCCGGCTTCCAGCTCTCGCTGGAGGGTTTCGAGCGCGGCGATCTG